GCAAGTCAATAGATTGCCGTTGAGATACAAATAAGTCAATAGCGTGAGCCCTGCAACTGAGCCGCTACAAGTCAATAGATTGCCGTTGAGATACAAAGTATTCAATAGCGTGAGCCCTGCAACTGAGCCTTTTATTACAGATAAATTATTATTTGTACTTATTCGTATCGCAGTAACATACTTCAAATACGAAATGTCCAACCCATTTATTTTAGGCGCATTTGTCGCTTCAGTAAATGCATAATGATACCCACCGTGAGTATTCGATCCAAAACACGGAATAGCACTAGCGTTGTCCACGAGGACGTAGGCCGAACCACTCGCGAGCCTTACATACAAAGTAGTCAACGAGTTAGCGGTTAGCGTCCTGCTTGTAGCCTCACCAAGCGTACCCGCCGAATCCGTGTAAAAACGTCCGATTCCCGAGATGTACGCCGTGCTCTCCACTGTTGAGTACAAACGAAGCGTGAACACGCCTGCACCCGTACCCGTTGCGGCAATAGGAATCACTAGACGGTCTTGCGCGTCCTCGTATTTTGCAAGTGCGTCGTAGTCCCTTAAAAACCAACCCCAAAATGTTTCGGTAGAAAACCACCCAGTAGGATTCAAATCAAAAATACGACCTAAGCCCTCTCGGATTGCGGTAGTTCCAAACTGACCATAGAATTTAGGGATCATTCTAAAATAAGTGCCAGGTGTTAAAAGACGTTTGGATGCAAACGATTGCAACTGAGTTAAGTTGTACGCAGTGCCATACATGAAAGTACCGCCGTACATCCAGCCAGTCCATGGAAGAGTTCCATCGAGACGGTTACCGATATATAGACCGTCCGCTTCAGTCCATGCTACTAGCGATGCCGTGACCGACGATGAGCCAGAGCCTACAAGCGTATTGCTCGTCACGTCCCAAGCAAGAAACGAGAGCGTCGTTTTGTCCCACGATGAATAAATTGCAATGTCGTGGTCAAGCGTTGGGACGTTGGTTATTTCGACTTCTCGCTGAACGGTGCCGGAGGAGTTTCTGAGTCTCGCGTTAAGCCGTCCAGAAGTACGAACGGTGACGGTGAGCCTATCGTTACCACGCATTTGCCTCATGATGCAAGCGAAATCGACGGCTGGTGTGGCCTTTGTTTTTCTTATCAGAAAACTTTCAGTCCAAGAGTTTGATACAAAGTCCTTTCCAGTGAAAAGACTCTTGATAAAATTGCCGTCCAAAACGGTAGGCCCAATGCGAAGCATGGAGTCTATCGAGATTGGACGGTTGGTAACTTTACTTTGTACGAAACTTGTTTTCATGACAACTTTCTTAATTTGTCCACGTTTACATCTTTCAATTTAGTGATATGAACTCGGACGCTATCACTCAAAGAGCTAACGTAAATCTTTTGGAATGGCCCGTTAATAGAACCAGTTGAGGCTATTTTACAAGCTGCATCCGTAGCTTCATACAGTCCATTTGAAGCCCCGCTACGATCCGCAAGCCCAACATCAGGACTAGACGCTTGCCCACTGAATGAGCATAAGGGCGAATCGCAAAGAACGTAGTCAACGCACCAAACTTCGTCAGTTTCGGTTGTCAAATCAAGCGTTGCTGCTGGTAACAAAGTGAGAAATTTTTCTTTCATATGGAAACCTCAAATTAAATATAAATTAATTTAGTACAAATTAAAAATCAAGCTGAATTCTTTACTCTACACTGATATTCCATTCAATTCCAAATAGTACGGGTGTTCCATCGCGTATGAATAGCGTGCTTCGTAAAAAGTACCCCAAGTAGTTCCAATAGCACTCGCATCGTAATTACTCAAGTCCGCGCCAAAATACACACCAAAATTTGGGATTGCAGTTCCATTTCTAGTACCAACTTTCTTATAATCGTAATAACCACTAGAGCCTTGATTTCTAACCATGAAGCTGTACTGCTTACCAGCCATTAAAAGCAAAGGTGAAGATAAAGTAACCGTGTGCTTGTAATAGCCATCACCTAGTGGTGTAGTATATGGTTGTGTGCTCTTTGTATTCCCATTTGAGTTTCTTTCGACCGTGAAAGTCACAGAAGAATCTACCACTGGAAAACTGGGGACACTAATAACTGGACATGAATTTATTAACGGCTGATTATTGACATACGAATAAGAGGACACGGTGGTGACACCATCACCAGTAATCACGCGGGCCTGATTCATGTTTGGAAATTCAGAAAATGGCCAAGCAGTTCCAAAATCAGCGATGTTGATTTCAGTATCTACGATGTATGGTTTTATTTTATTCACAAGGAGTAGCTCACGTCTCGTCATACGCTTGCCCCAATAATTGCCAAATTCCCAACGACTGAAATTTCGTAGGTTTTTCCACCGACTAAAGCCGGAGCGGATCCAAGCCACGTCACAGCAACCCCACTAGAATCCAGCACACTAAACGTGGTAAGGCCTAATGTAGCGGGTGTCGTAAATCTGAATTTATATTCATAGGAATAATATGAGTCCGGTAAAGCGCCCATCGAAATAATCAATGATGTCATAGAGGATGAAATATTATTCAGTGTTGTGTATTCGTTGACATCAATTGTTGGAGCCCACTCGGTAGCTCCATCAGCGGCTGATTTTGTCACGTTGACATTTTTATCTTGGTCAGGACACAACCATTTTTCAGCAACAGCATTGTAGGTGTAGGTCTTATTAATGAGATCAATGATGCCCATATCCCCATCATTTGGGTTTGGCCAAGCCAGCATAGACGCATAAGTACTAAAATTGATATTCATATTGACCTCTTACTTTACCAGATAAATGAATGGACGCAGGTTGGTTTCAGACTCAAATTGAATCGTAGCTGGAGCCTCTGTTAAAACGCCCATATTTGTTTTAACCGCCGCGATGTAAGGCTGCAAATTGAGGTTGCTCCCTGCGTTAGCGCCAGCGACCGCAACTCCATTGCAATCAGTCATAATCGTCAAATACATTCGTTCAGTTGGAGCAATGAATTTATCTGTGACCAGCGACGAGATCAAAGCATGAGTCCATTGTGCAGCGGCCGGAAATTCGGTGATTCCGGTGGAGCAGATTTTTGTGTGCGTCCCGTTATCTTCGACCTTGTAAATGGCCCCAATGAAATGCCCACCAACAATTGTCTGAGGTACGATAAATCCAAAAAGAGATGTCCCCACGACGGGTGTTAATTTTCCCATCGCCGCACACATAACAGCGTGAGCAGACCATTGAGTTGTAGATCCAGCTTGTAAAGCGATAGTGGCTGTCGATCCAAGAGAGTTACCGCTTGCGACGTAACCAATTTCAGGTGATACTGATCCTGCACTTCTTAACGTCCATGCCTGCCACTCATTATTTATTTTGGTACGTTCATAACAGATGATAGAGGTAGTGTATGCGTAAGCAATTTGTACTGCATACAAAGCTCCAACATTTGAATTCATGTGATGGACAAACCACGAAGGGTTACCATTTTGAACAGGCGGAGCATTCAGGGTGTTGTAGTAACCAGTGTAATAACCATTATGTACAGGAGAATCAAAGTTACCTGTTTCAGCAGGTAAAATTGACCCGCCATAAATCGTATTACCTTTGACAAAATAATTCGGATTCTTAAGTGCGAATTGGATATTCTTTTCGGTTGGGCCCAAAGCTATTTGAACAACATTAAGCCAATCTGTGCCAACTAGCTTATTTTGAAGATAATCAGGTACATCACCAACAGAGCATATAGCTTTATGGTCACCATAAGCTACGAGTGGATCTGCAATCGTTCCATTTCCACTTAACGAAGAATCATGTTCGATTATTTCTGCAAGTCGTTCGTTTTGGTCAACCCATCGTCCATCACCTTCGGAATAGTAAACCACCACATAGCCGTTGAAAGCCTCTGGAACAGTAATCACAGCCGATCCTGCCCAGTTATCCGAGAAATTGCAGTTTGCAATTTGTGTGTAAAAAGCACTTCCTTCAAGCTGAAACGCTTCTGCACCAATGATAAGCCCTGGTTTTCCAGTTGTATCAATATCTTCAAGCATTAAAAAATATGTCGGGTTAGTTCCAGAATTAGCCGTGAACATCGATTCGGTCACTTCGTATCGAACGGCATTTAAACCGCTTGACATTATTTTATCTGATAAAAGAAGTTCCCATTGCCGAAGCATTGTTGGGAATTGAGCCATCATAGAGGGGTCAGAGGCAATAGATTCACTTATATACATCAAGGCTTCGTAGGTGTTAAATACTGACGCTGTGGTATCTGCAACGGTGCAATTATTCCAGCCGTCGCCGAAGGGGTAATCCGATGTTATTAATTTATATGCGACATCCTCATCGCTTTCGTTTTTGATGGTCCACTTTCCGGTAGAGCCTATTAAAACGTGGTAGTTGTGGCTATTGGAGTAGGTTCTCAGCAACGGCGCCGCGTACGGGTTTTGAGCCGCATAGGTTCCGTTCGCGTTTTTATCGGTCGGGCACGTTACGTACAAACTACCGGATCCCGACGCCTTGAAAACGATCTGATATTTAGCGTATCCGATCAAAAAAGTAGATAGAGTTCCAACGTCCCAAGTGAGAGATATCGAGTCGTCAACGTTCAATACTTTCGTGAGTTTAATCTGGTCGATGTGTCCACGGACGCTTAAATTAAGGTAGGCATCAAAATCATTCAGGTCAACGTAGCCCGTAGTATAACGGCTGGAAACCGTCCATACCATTGACGTGGTGCCGTTCTCAAACTCTTTTAGATTGATAACGCCGGGGGTAATTCTTTTACTAGAAATGTCGCAAGTGAGATCAATGGCCATCTGAAAACCTCTTTTCTAAAATATACTTTTTTTATCCACGAATCGTTACTTTGTAACAAATTCGGCGTACCAATCTTTGTATTTCATTGAGGCCGGGACGCTTATGGTTCTTCCGTTTTCATCGCGGGCCGCCCGAGTCTCTAAATCGTCACTAAATTCATCGTTGAAATATGGAGCAGTTGTTGATCTGCATCTCGAATGAAATGGAGGTGCTGTAATACCTGGTTTAAAGTCGGCTAACACAAATGTTTTTCCGTCAAGTCCGCGACAAATGTCGCTTGTATGAGTATCCAAAGTAGCTATTATCTCATACATTTCCACATCAAGTTCTTTATATGAGTCTAACTGCCCTTTACTTACAAAGTAAGTAGTCTCAGTTTGGATCAAATTTGCGGCGGCGCTTTTGCCAACGTTGTAGCGTTCCGAAACGCTTGCAATCGCTTCTCTAGGTCCGTTTCCACGGATGATAGAATTAGAAATAATGTTAGTTAGATCATTCGTTAATTTAGCTCTATGGGTTCCCCAAATCCTATCCGAAAAGTTCGAACCGTCCGAAGCCCAAGGTTTTGAAAGAACTTTTTTTAGTGTATTGTCGTCTATCCCTTGAATTTTAATTCCAAGTCCTACTTTTTTTTCTATTTCAAAAGCCATTCTCATACTAGATTCTTCATAGATAGAGCCTAAAACACTTTGACTCTTATCTATTTCAGTGGAATAAAGCTCGTTCATTTTTTGCTTTATTTCTATTTGCATGGCTTCAAGTCTTGATATTCTTTGACGCAAGGACGCGTTCTCGAGCTCTTGGGCCCAAGCGCCCGTAAGCGCGTTTTCTTTTGCTCTTTTTACGTATGTCTTTAAGTTCCATTTGAACTCAGATAGTTCATCCGAGGTCAAAAGACGCTTTGCCTCCGAAAAAGAAATTCCGTTCGATTCCGAAAAACGAGAATATAAAACGCGAATTTCCCTGCTCAACTCCGCAAAATTATTTTCGTACAAATTAAACAAGTCTTTGTTTATGAATGAGGTGGCCTTCTCATTCATTGAGGCTTCTAGAATTGTGGAGCGTTCGGCCCAGTATTCGCTATTGGTCATCGGATAGCCTTCTCGTCATCGTCTTGATTCTGGTCTTGTGCGCTTGTTGTAAACTGGTCTCCGTACTTTTCCAGTTCTCCTTTTTCGTCCTCTTTGACTTGCTTTATTTCTTGGTCGACGTCATCAATAAAAGGCACTTGAGATAGCAGGGTCTTTTGAGAAATCTTGACTCCAGCACCGACAAGACTATCCAAAATTTCAGTCTCACTCATCAACAAGTCGCGATTGAAAATAAAATTAATGGGTTCTTCGTCAATGTTAATTTGTGCTGAATTTGAAAGATGCGAAGAAACAAAATACATCACCTGTTCTAGCGAAGCCTGGAATTCCGTTTCGGTTTCATTCGCGTCAATGTCGCAGTCATTGAACATCGCCGAAATGTGCATTTGGTTTGCATTGCCGCCTACGCTGTCGTCCTTGACATCGTAGCCCTTGCAGTTGTCCACAACGGCCTTTTTAAGAAGCTTTACAACCAGCTCGTAATTATCTGCGTCCACTTCAATGCTGAGCTTCCGGACATCGCCCTTGGCGCCATCTGCGGACCTTACTTTGACAGCTCCGTACTGTGCAAGATTTTTTCTGAACTCACCCAAGTCGGTGCCGTCGTAGTTGTCCAAAATTAAAATAGTCTTTCGAACATCCTCGTCCAAGTTGTCCTTGAAGGTGGACAGGATTTCGTTTAACGCGTCTTGGAGGCTCTTGCAACATTCAATGAGCGCTATTTCAGAAGAGTTGCTTTTGAACGCTATGAGTGGGATCTTGTCCCATTTCATATCAATAGTTGCTGGGGCCTTTGTCTCTGGATCTTCGCTTTCCATTGTAAAATAAGGGCGGAACGGAACAGGCTCGGCTATAAAACTACCGCCTTTGCGCACAAAGTAATAGATCCCATCCGGCTTGAAAATTTCCACTTTCTCATCGTAGTCAATTACGCTAGTCGCAAATTCTTTTTCTTGCAAATAATAATGCACGGCCATTTGGAGTTCTGTATGTTCCGAGTCCTTCCATATTGGCATTATTTCGGAAGCGTTGAGGCTCACGAACTTCAAATTTCCAACGTCGTCATAAGTTATGTAGAGCCAAGAAATACCCGCTTGTATTGCTTGCAAGCCCTGTTTTCCAAGCGTTCTTTGAAATGATTTATTCAGGATACTTTGAACTTTTTCAACTTTAGAGGTGTCCTTTCCATTTATAGAAACTGGTTTCCCAAAAAGATAATTCTTTTTTAGGTCAACCATTTTTTTGTACTGGTTGTCAATAATTATATTGTTCGGGAGGTTGTCAACGACTTCAAGAGCTCCGTCTTTGCCCACGATTTCACGAGTTTTAGACAAAATATCATGAACGCCTCTATAATACTGGACTGCTGCAATTTGCGCGATGCGTTGGGGAGAGGTCAGCCAAAGAGAGAGTCTCGTTTCAAGCCACCTGATTTCACGAGGCGTTTGATTTTCCTTTTTTCCGATAATCGCCGATTTTATAAAGTCAAAGATCATGTTTTACCTGTACCTCTAAAATAGCTTATTTTACTTACAAATTAAACTATTTTCATCACGAGCTTTATCTGGGCCGGGAGAATCCACTTTAGAATTTCCGATAGTTGTGAATTTTGGATTTCAGTGGCCCCGTTTCCGGAAACCGTCAAAGTCTGAAAGTCAATTTCGTAATCCATTTCAAACGTAGTCTCTCCAAAAAACTCAGTAATAATTTTCTTCACGATCCGCCATGTATATGGCACTTTGATGTTTACCTGAGTCAAAATAACGTTCTTCCGATCATCCAAAGAAGCACCAGAAGCGGGAACTATTCCAAGAATTGATTCCCAACGAGAAACTCCATTTTCAGTAGCCGTTTTGATAAAAAGATCAGAAATGAAATTACTAAACGCCGTCCACAGTAGATCAAACTCGGCATTTTCAGTTTCCGCAATTTGGGCCATCTCCCGCATTCTTGCGATCACTTTAGGCCAGTAGCCTTCAATTTTAACGTCTCTAGATATTTCCATTATCGCCTCACAAATGTGCCACGAGTAACGATGCTGCTTTGTTCAACCGCTAAATTAGCGGGGATGCCGTTAATGTAAATTGAGAACACATCGTCAATTCCAGTGACTGCAAGGATTCTAGCCGAGATTTCAGAGACTCTTACGATAGTTTGTGTGTTATTTTCCCATGATTTGTTCAGCTCGTAGTAATAAGCGTCCAGAACAGCTAATACCAAAGGTTCAGCGGTTGACCAATTTGTTCCAGAAGAAAGTGTTATTCCTACGGACAAATTAACCGCAACCACCGAAGCGCTTCCAACGGTTACGATATGACCGATTGGAGCCTCTCCATAACCAAGGCCCATAGTATCCATTTCGTCGATCAATTGCGGGTCAATAGTTTCCTGCACGCTTGTGATTAGCTCTTCTGAGGCTTCTCCGTAGGCACTGCTTGTGATCGCCGCGCGGACTGTGCCTCCTCCATTCCATGCCGGAAATATTTTGACCCCTCCAACGCCTTGAATCGCCTTTAATTTTGCTTTGTAATCTGCAATATTTCCACCGAAAGATTCCGATGTTAAAGAATCCTTACAACGTTGTCTAAAAGTTTCGGTATCCTCTTCGTCATTTCCGAGGATCACGACTTCATCAAGCGTCGCGCTTGTGAGTCCGTTGACTCCATCGACAGGGATAAGCCTACCTGTTTGGCTATTAGGTGCCACGCCAGCCGTTTCGCACTGCAATAGATACACTCCAGCACTTTCTTTTTCAGTGACGGCATAAATGTAGGTGCCGCACGAAAAACGTTCTCCTATCTCTATCTCTAGCGTCGAAGGCGTAAAAATACCGCGGACAATCGCGTAAGTGGCAGCCACCGGATAGATGTTGTGGTCTGATCCCCAAAGGATCAAATATTCGCGGTCGGCCGTATCGACAAAAGCTTGGTTTATGCCGTTGTCTATGGCTGCGTACAAATTTTCAAACTCGATCGACGCCGGGGCCGTCGAGTCATAAATAATAGATCCCACGCGCTTGTCATATTTAGCCAGCACGCGGGCTAAAAGGCGGCTTAAAATTACATCGGCTGTTTGGTCT